GTTGATCTTGGTCGCTGCGTTGACCGCGCTGACCTCCTCGCCTGCTGCCTCCAGCAGCATCTCGTCCTTGAGTATCTTGTAGTACTTGGCCTGCTGCGGAGTGAGCGGCGCATCGCGCTCGGTATGGGTGACCTCGGGTAGGTCGAGGCAGTCTTTCTTCTCGAACCGGATCGCGGGCTGCAGCACCTTGTGTACGAAGTCGGGAGCAGTGGGTTTGGGCGTCCACTTAAACTGCGTAACCTTGGTTAAGACCATGGCACGGAACTCGGTGAAGTACTTCGGACACCCCTCGGGGTTGACCAGCTTGGCGAGGCCGTAGGCGTCCACGGGCGACTGCGCAGCGGGAGTGCCGGTAAGCATCCAGAGGCGCGGGTCGGTTGCCTTGACGATCTGGTTCAGCACCTTCCAGCGGTTGGTCTGCGCGTTCTTGTAGGCGTTGGCCTCATCCACCACGATCAGGTCAAAGCCGCCTGCGGCCACCTCGTCCTTCACCACGTTGAGCCCGTCGAAGTTGATGATGACGAACTCCACGCCAGAGGCGATCACCTTCCGACGCTGCTCGGCAGAGCCGTGCGCCACGCCGCACGAGCGGTGCATGGCGAAGGTAAACAGGTCGCGCTGCCACGCCGACTTCATGATCGACAGGGGGCACAGCACGAGTACGCGCTTAACCAAGCCCTTCTTCATTAGGTAGTCAGCCGCCCAGATGACGCTGGCCGTCTTGCCCGTGCCCTGCTCGTTGAAGCAGAACGCCCGCTTGCGGATGGAGAGGAAGGACGCGGTTTCCTTCTGGTGGTCGAACGGGGTGAACTTCCCCGTCCACTGGTATTTCTTGAGGATGGGCGACGGTACGTCGCTATACATCTTCGCCAGCTGCTCGGCCTCACTGTGCCCCCAGTGAACGAGGACACCTTCCTTGACCTTGGCACTCTTGGCAATGACCCCCGTAACAGCGGAGGCATTCGGCGCGTCCAGCAGGAGCGCCTTGTTATCAATAATCTGCACCAGTTTGCTCCTCGGTGTTTTACTTCTTCCGTTCGCGCTTGCTCGTCTCCGACACGAGGTTACCCTTGCTGTCCCGCTTGAACGAGCGGTTGCGGCTCTTGGACTCCACCTTCAGCCCAGTGCCGTTGTTGCCGCCCTTGTCGAACGCCTTCACGTGGGCGACGTCCTTGCCATCACCCTTCTTGACCTTCCCCGCCTTCATCATCTTGGCACGGGCAGCATTGCGCGCCGCGCGATTCTTCTTCTGCGCGGGGTCCGCGTGGTACTTTTCGTACTCAGCCTTGTAGTTGCGCGCCATCAGCGCCTCCTAGGTTTCCAGTGCTCGCACGAGGTGACGGGGCACCAGCCGCACAGCGGACTTGTCTTAGCGTTCCATACACCATTTTCCATGGCGGCGTCGAGGCGCTCCAGCTGCTCGTCAAACACGGACAGGTAGGTGCTGCGCTCCGTAATCACATGCTTCTTGGGAATGAGGTCCCCGCTAACGACGTAGATGAGTGACGACTTGATCTTGGTCACTTTGGGGAAGTGGGAGAACACCGCACCAGCCAGCAGGTCCAGCTGCTTAGTATCTGCATAGCGAGCGTTCTTCCCAGTCTTGTAGTCCACACACCATGCACGATGCCCGTCGATCACCAGCAAGTCAGCGATCCCACGCCACCACACGTCCTTGTCGAAGAAGCCGCAGGGGGAGAAGTCCTTGCGGATACCCAGCTTGAGCTCGGCATGCTTCTCCCCCGGCAGGGACGCCAGCTTCTCCACCACGGGGCGAATGAAGGCGAACTTCTCGGGGATAGGCTTCCCGTCGCGGATGAACTCTTCAGCGGCAAGGTGGACGGCGGTACCGTAGTCCGCCGCCTCACCCGGCTCGTCCTTGACGTCCTTGGCTACTCGCAGATGGAAGTACTTCTTCGGGCACTGCTCGAAGGTCTTGATACTAGAGTAGCTCCACGCGGTCATTGTTATCCCCTTTTCTTGAATCGCCCTTTGTTGTCCCTCTTGGGTTGAGCGTCAAGATACCCGTTCCACCTTCCGATAACGTAACCCAGCCCAAGCCCGATCAGGGTGCCGAGCGCCAGAATCATGGGGTCCATATTAGCGCACCTTTCCTTCCAGACGGTCAGCGACCAGCTTGGCGTAGCCAGCGATATCGACCCAGCTATCGGCGTAGTCAGGGTCTCCGTTGATGATGCGTCCGATCTTGTGGAAGATCATGTCGAGAGCTTCCTGCTGGTCGAAGTCAAGCTCCTTACCGGCGTTGTGCAGGAACTTCTCAGCCACCATCTTGAGCCGCTGCGTGATCTCCGCATGGGTGATGAACGGGCCGTAGCGGCTACCGCGCTCTTCGAGGACTTCGGTTACGTCGGTCATTTCAGGTTGCCTCCCGACTTCAGGATGTCGCCGCCGAAGATGTAGGTGCCGACATGGTTGAGCTTGATGAACGGGTGGGCATGGATGCTGCCGCCGTGCTCACGCACGAGCTCGCAGAAGTGGTAATCCTCCGACAGGAGAGCCCCCGATGCGTCGATGGACGTAGCGAAGAACTCATGGGTCAGGGGTTTGACGTAGTTACCCTGCTCGTCTTGGAACGACGACACACGGTAGGTAGGCACGTGAGGCAGCAGGTGCTCGAACACCCCACGCTTGATGAGCATGAAGCCCGTGCCGCCATGGCGGACCTCGATGCAGCCGCTCTCGTCGGAGTGTGCATCTGCATTGCCGACCATGTTGAACACGAAGGCCCCAGCGTAGTCCTCCAGCCCCTGCTTGCCACCGGCTGCAGCGCGCTCCACGCTCTCCCAGTTGACTTCCTTCTTGGGGTAGATGCCGCAGACTACGTCCTTATCCGCAGCCATAAGCTGCGCGATGGCCTCCCCGTCGAAGCCGATGTCGGCGTCGATGAACATCAGGTAGTCGTGATCGCTCTCAAGGAAGATACGCGTCAGCTCGTTGCGAGCACGAGTGATGAGGCTCTCGTTCATGATCTGGCACCATGCCACGTTGACCCCAAACTCACGCATCTTCTGCATGGTCAGCAGGAGACCCTGCACGTAGTGCCCAGTGCACATACCACCGTACATGGGAGTGGCGATCATCAGGCTCGGACGCTTGGTCTCCACCGGCTTCACTTTGATTTCGTCGTTAGGCATCTACTTCCTCCAATGCACGTGCGGTGACCTTCACCAGCATAGTCTCGTCCTTCTTTCCGGCCAGCACCTGCTCAGCGAGGTTGCAGTCCCCAGCCGCTTTGAGTTCCGCAGCAACAATCTTGCGCGCCTTGAGGACAGTCGGGTCCACGATGAGGTCGGGATAGCGGGCAATAGCCATATCCTTCCACGCCTTAAGCTCAGCCAGCTCAGCCTTGATCTGCTCAAGCTGCGCGTTGACCCCGCTCTCTGTGGGAGTTTTGCGCTTTTTAATTACCGGTGCGTACTTCGGGTCCGGGTTGGGGCTGAGTGTGAACGTGGTAAACTCTCTATCCCCCTTCCGGGTTGGCAGTACTTTGGTTCCAAAAGTGAAGTATCCCTGCACCTTAAGACCGTGTATAGCAGACGATACAGACCCTTTCGGGACATGCGGCATGAACTCGTACATCTCGCGCGCAGTGATGCCCGGCAGTTCTTTGACCAGTGCGACAATTTCATCGTTAAGTTGCTTACTCATTAGTTTGCTCCTTCTTTCTTACGTACAATAAGTTGGTATCCAACGTGGACGATATCGACTTCCTCCGCGAAGATGTTGCAGAAGGCGTCAATGGCGGGCTTGGGGCGGTGCAGGATGTCACGCGGGTTGCCCCACATGTAATCGTCGAACACCATGATCCCCTTGGGCTTGAGCAGCGGCCAAGCCATGCAGGCGTCAGTCAGCACATCCTTGGCGATGTGGCTGCCGTCGATGTAGATGAAGTCGTAGAGCGGGACTTTTTTCACCACGGGATCGCAAAGCTGCTTACCCAGAAGTTCCGTAGACTTAGCCTTGTACTTGTAGACACGGTGACTATAGGAATAATCGTGCCCGTTAATGAAGCATATAGGGCGGAGCGCGTAGCCTTCGGAGTAGTTGTCTGGCCGGATATAGTTGGTATCGAGCGCCTTCTTCACATTATGGTCAAA